ATTCTAAACCAGTTCGTCCTGGATACACAGGATATTTAATTGGTAACGGGTATCCTGCCAATGGTAATGCATTTGGGTTTGGTATACAATTTCCCGAAAACCCAGGCACAGATGATTTTTTCTTGAGAACAGATTTCTTACCTAACAGATTATTTCGTTTTGACGGACCAAGCAGTGCATGGATTAAAGTAGAAGATGCGGTTAGAATGAATATGACTAATAATGATACAAGATCAACATTAAAAACTGGCTTTATCAACAATACAAATTATACCTATAATGATCAAGTATCAAGTGATGTGATTTCATTAGCACTGGGCGACACACAAATCAATACTAGAATATTGTATGCAACAAACAATGCTATTCCTTATGTAGTATTTAAATTTGGTGTAACGCAATTAGAATATGCATTAAGTGATTATCCGACAATGTATAGTTCATATTTGTATACAAGTCCAGCAGGAATACAAACAACTTGTTTAATAATCACATTGCCAACTATAAACAACACGCAACAAACCATACCTACTGCTGGTCAATGGACAGTTACACTATATAATACACGAGATGCACAACGATCAAGTTTATCAACTGCTCTCAAACCTAGGGCGGATCTATAATGCAGTGGTTTTATGACGGACAAGTAAGAAGATATTTGACACAAACTATACGAGTGCTCAGTAATTTTGTGGTCAAATATGGAGATGGAACACTACATCAAGTACCCGTAATGTACGGCGATGCAGATCGTCAAGTGGCCAGCATCATACGTCAAAACAGTGAAAATGCTGTTAATAGTATTCCACGTATAAGTGTGTATGTAACTGGTTTAGAACTAGATAGAAATAGGTTAGCTGATCAAACTTATGTAGGCAAGTTGCATTTTCGCGAAAGAGATATTAACGGAAATAATTATACTGGAAATCAAGGACGTAATTATACAGTTGAACGCTTGATGCCTACTCCTTTTCAATTAAAGATGAAATGCGATATTTGGACTAGCAGTACTGATCAAAAATTACAAATATTAGAACAAATACTAGTGTTATTCAACCCTAGTTTAGAATTGCAAACCACGGACAACTATATTGACTGGACTAGTTTATCAGTTCTTAATTTAGGAGATATCGTTTGGGATAGTAGACAAGTTCCTGTCGGCAATGATACTCCTATTGATATAGCAACATTAAGTTTAGATTCTCCTATCTGGATTAGTCCTCCAGTTAAGGTCAAACATCTTGGTGTTATTACAAAAATTATTACAAGTGTCTATGGGTCCGAAGGAACTTATCCGTCTGGGTATGTTGAAGGATTAGGAATAGATCCTGCACTACAATCTGATGGCACTAGTCCGTCATTTAGCAATTTGCTTGCTACTGAAAATGTTACAGTTACAGGATTTCCTATAGCAGTATACGACGGCCAGGCAACTTTGTTAGAATCAGGAGGAGGTGTTAATCCTCCAGAACCGACGTTGACTATTCCTACTCCGATCAGTAATCCTCAAAGTTGGGAAAGTGTATTCAATTTATTCCCTGGAAAATATGTTGCAGGTTCTAGTATGTTGTATTTGTTGCAACCAAATGGGACTTACGTTATAGGTACTATTGCTATTAATCCTACGAATCCTGCAATTTTACAAATTAATTATAATACAGATACATTAACTAGCAATACTGGAATTGATAGTAACGGATTTTTAAGTACAGATGTACAAGATTACAATGCCGCTACTAGTTATCGACCAAACAGCCCTGGTACTTTTGATGCCATTATTAATCCTCAAACTTATACGCCTAACAATCCAGTAGCAGGTACACGTTATTTAATTATTGAAGATATAGGCAATACAACTAATACAACTCCTGCTGTTGTATGGGGCAGTTTAGTAGCAAACGCTAATGACATTATAGAATATACTGGTTCAGTATGGCAAGTTATTTTTCATGCCGCTCTAGAATCAGACACTATGGTATGGCAAACGAATATATACACTGGAGTTCAGTACTTGTGGAACGGGGTTGCATGGGTCAAGAGCTTTGAAGGTGAATATGGTGTGGGCCAATGGAAAATAATATTGTAAAAGATAGAATAGTTTGTAGTGGTGCATTATTTTATGCTAAATCTACACAACGATTTTTATTACTTCAAAAAAGTCACGGTAAACACGAAGGCACGTGGGGATTAGTCGGCGGGACAAACATCATAGGTGAAACACCTTGGCAAGGTCTTCAACGCGAAATTAAAGAAGAAATAGGTGCAGTGCCTGAAATAATTAAAACAATCCCATTAGAAACATTTGTCAGTAACGATAAAGTATTTAATTTTCATACTTATTTGTGTGTAATAGATAACGAGTTTGTTCCTGTCTTGAGTGACGAACACATCGGTTGGGCTTGGACTACTGTAGATCGCACACCTAAACCCTTACATCAAGGACTACGTAATAGTTTTAACAGTAAAACTATTCGTACCAAATTACAAACTATATTTGACTTAGTTGATCTAGTTTAATATCAAAGCCTTCGATATATTCTTTCATCAAGGCTGAATTGTGTGCCCAATACTGCTCGTATTCTCCAGTCTGCTGACACAATCTTACATATTTTTGAAATCTTTCCGATGTTTGTAAACGTTCTTTAGCCAGTGCTGTGACTGTATTCCAGAAAGGCGTATCTTTTTTGCAAGGACCTACATAGTTTAGTGCAACTAAATTCAACATATCTTCCATACTTTTAAGATAAGAAGTATTAATTCCTCTATTAAAATGCGGTGTTTGTAAATTAGTACCTTTAATTAATGTTTCAATAAACTCTACGGACAAATTTATATAAAAATGTAACGGCAATGCTTGTGCAGGTTCAAGAAAATATAGTCTGTTACCCATGGATAATATGCGTCCATTCATTGCTTCTTTTTTATAATACTGTCTCCAGCTAAATTTTCTTAATTTACTAGCATCAATATTTTTTAATTTAGAAAATTTTTCAATCGCTTCTTCCTGAATTGTTATATTTTTATTATATAGATAACCAAAGGCTTTACGATGAGTTAATGGTACTCCAAACATCCAGCCGTCGTCATGTGGATACGCACTTGTTAAATCTTCGTTATACTCTTTAAAGTCAGGAAATAGTATTACTGAGTTAACTGTTTCAAATTTTGGAAATTCGTATAGTCCACTATCCATTTCTTCGGCCGACGGTGATCCTCTACAATCGATGATATAGTCAAATTTATGTTGCACTCTGTCGACTAATATCGATACGTGAGTATGATCTTGTGTTATGTCTGAGACATTACCGTGTATTTGAAAAAAATTATCGTATAATTTATCAAGTTTGTTGATAACAAATCCGCTAAATTTTTCACTGTTGACATGCAATCCTGTATGTCCATGCCTTACTAGGAAATTTTTATCATTAATATCTTCCCAGTAGTAACGAGTACCCCAGCGAAGGGTACCATCGAACTCTTTTAATTCTTCAGTAACAGAAAAATCAATAGCATGATAAAGTAAACTAGGCATTATAGGGCTAGTACTTTCGCCCACAGTAGTTACAGGAATGTCAGGATTGTATATGCAATACACATCTATGTGTTTGCATCTATGGAATTTAAATTTATCAAAAATTGCAAGTAATGAAACGGCGCTGGCGGTACCACTACCTATAATGCCTATTTTCATAAAAACCTTATTGTACGGTTACAACGCAGTCGTCTGATCCTGACCAATATTGAAAACCACAACTTACTGTGATAGTGTCACCTGGAACAAGATGTGTTGCAATTAAACGAACAGTTCCTACACCGTTGACTGTTTGTACTTGTTGTTTATTCAAGTGACCTGCCGTAGTTTTTAAATATATAGTTGCATTGTGATCCGTTATAGGCAATCCATGCTCAGAGCTTGTTTTTGCTGAGGGATTTAAATCGGTAGGAGTTCCTAAGTAAAACGGTAAATCGACATAGCCGTCTGGGCTGACAGTAGCAGTCTTATTTGTAAAATAAACTTTTGGCATAGTATATACGATTCTGCCAAGCTCGTCGGTGATTACATTTGTGAATTGTTCGCCTGACGATATTCTTACTAGGCCAGGATCGCTATCGCCCAACGCAACCATCATGTTCCAATCTGATGGATTCATTTCTGCAAACGGAATAGAAATTAAAATCATAGGACTATTCTTTTGCAAAGACATTGCCGCAACTGGATTTTTCTTATGTAGTTGTGAATTGGCTACTAAATTGTATAATGGGATACTTGTTCTTGTATTCAAAGCAGTTTGTTGAACGTATCTTACATTTAAATTTCTTACAGTAACTTGGTCAGCTGGGTGAGTGATTGCAAAAATAGCATGATCTGAAAATCCCTCATTGTTGGTAATATCTGTCCAATTTATTTCTCCAGAAATTCCTGCTGTTACATCAGGATAGACTCCTGAAGTTTGACTATAAACTCTATGTGTTTCTGTTTCCCATGCAAATTCGTCGGTAGGGCTTGGATATCTAACTCCGGCTACTTTTCTAGCAGTAACGGTATTATCTGCTAAACTAGCCCATTCCAACTGCAATTCTGATTTTTTATAGGCATCAAATACTGTCCACTGAAATCCAGTGTCAGTAAATTTTATATCTAGTGCTATCAACTGCGAATGTTGAAACTGTATTAAATTTTGAGTTAAATTCATGATCTGCTATTCCTTATTCCTGTTCAGTATTTATCAAGGAACTCTTACCGTAAACTTCGACATTGTCGATTACAGCAACTTTTTCACTGACAATCTTAATAGGTATTATTTTTTTCTTTTCTTCTTCGTGTTTGAATACACCGCCCCAGATATCTTGGCGCTCTAATGGTAATCCTTTGCCCTTAATATGGTAAGGAACATAACCACCTGTTATTTTTTCAATACTTGCGGCAAACAATGGTACGTTATCGCTATAGGCGTTATTGCAACTTGTAGTCCAGAATTCATCTGAAAGGAACATACATGCACCTTTACAAATATGCAACACTGGACAACTTGGACATTCTGCACGATTACTCCAGTGTGTACTAGTAGTAATTTTTACGTCCTCGATCTCAGTAATCTTACCACCTAAGTGAGGTTCTCCGTTTTTGTTAATTTCGATAGCACTGACATTTTGGCAAGTAATTACATTGCCGTTTAAATCAAATGCAACGGTTCTTTCGTCATCCATGCCGCATTTTTGACCTAAATAGTCTGCTTGCTGATGGGTCAATACTGATTCTGTGAAATTATCAACTTTTTGTAATATGTTGCCAAAGCCGATTTCACCGTTAGATCCGTAAATTTCTCCGAACGCGATTTTTCTAAATTCGAAATGATCTTGTTTAGTTTGTAAACTGTGTTGTAGGCCATCGGCATCATATGCATCTACAAAGGTACCTTCACCTAAACTAACATTGGGATCATTTGTAAAATTAATAAAATAATCAAATATAGCTTTACGACTAAGATTTTGTCTGTTTAACATTGAGTTAAAACTGATGCGATTTAAAGGACGCAAAATCTGGTATAAATCTAAAATAATTTCACGTTTCTTAGGATCTGCAAATGGATCTGGTCCGCGTACATGTTGTCCTGGCCCGTCATGACTGATAGCTACATGGAATTCCATACTGTATAGCCAAGCACAGATTTCTTCTGTTAAAATACTACCATTAGTAATAATACTAAAAACTGGTTTTTTTCTCCAATCTTTAAAAAATTCTGCTACTGCTTCGGCCAGGGGTTTTAATGTCTTCCAGTAAACTAAAGGTTCACCTCCCCAAAATTCAACTCGTAAACCGTCTTCTTCGTTAAACTCTAAAGTCTTAAACATTTCCATAAAATTTTCAATGTCTTTAGCATTAGTTTCACGTGGGCGTTCCACAAATTTTTGACTGCAATAATCACAACTATAATTACAACTTAATCCTAGTTGAATTTTTACGTGATTAGTACTGCGAGATTTAATTAAAGGACGATCTTTATCAAATGGTTTGTATGGTACTCGATTTTCAAAATTATTTGCATAAGCATCGGGATACTCATAGACGAATCCTGTTTCATCGCTTAAGACATTTTTTTCGTTGTCATAGAAGAACGTTCTTAGATCAGGTGGGTTTGATCCAAACTTTTCTGTCAGTATTTCAAAAATCATAAGATTCCTTGTAGTATATTAGCAGTTACAGTTACAGTTACAATTACAGTTACAATTACAGTTATAATATACGTTGGTATTAATGTTACAGTTGTAAGTGCAGTTGCAATTACAGTTGTTTTGTAACCAGTTTTGACTATCGCAATTTGTGCAATTGATGTTATTACAATTATAACAGTTTGTACAGCAAATGTTACCACAATTACAATTATTTGGACAATTTCCGTTGTTGCAATTACCCTTGTTATTTGAACGATAGTATGCTCTGTTACGCATTTCGTTCATAGTTGGGTAACTATCACGTTGTCCTGGAATTACATATCCATTAAGATTACTCAAATTGCTGTATGGACTGCTGTTAGGCAGTCCAATTTCGCCGTCAATTTGACTAATATAAATAGGACTTGAAGGAGTTGTCATCGTTTATTCCTTGTTAATCTGTGCTTTTAATTCTTTAACTTGGCTTGACAATTCCTTGACTGCCTCAATCACTAATGGTAATAACTTTTCGTACTGAACTGTCATGTACTTAGCGTCGATTGGAGCTGGCTTGATAATTTCTGGCAGGATTGCATTAACTTCTTGAGCAGAAACTCCAACTTCACGTTGAACAGTATATCCCAAATCCTGAGCAGTTTGGTTAGCTTCAAAGTAAAAACCATTTAATGTTTCTAATTTAGCAAGAGCATCTTCAATTTTGCCCAAACGTGTCTTTAATCTGTCATCTGAGTAGTAAGCAACAATGTTGTTTGCCGCATAAATTGTACCACCACCACCGTTAGTGTTAGTACCAACGCCTAGCGAACTAAAATAACCATATGTACTACCAGCATTCATTGTACCGCCGCCAGTTAAGTTAAACGCTGTTACGCTATTCATTGTGAAAGTTGTAATACCGTTAAAAGTAACTGTACCACCAGACTGTCCAACTGTAAAGTTAGTGTTGCTGATTGTAGCAGTACCACCGCTAGCACCAATGTTAACTGCTGAACTTGCTCCAGTAAACAAGTTACCTGTACCAGCGTTGGTTGCAATGTTAACAGTACCAGTAGCTTGACCGTTGGTCAATAAGTTAAAGTTAACGTTGCTACCACTTTGAATACCAAATGTATTAGAAGTATTGATATACAACCCTTCTGAACTAACCCAAGCTGGGTTACCGCCACCGCTTGTTGGACCTAATGTACTGCTTGCCCATTGTAATGTGTGATTACTAGTTCCATATAATAATATGCCGCCGCCGTTGGCAAATGTATCAGCACTACCTGGAGTAATAGCTGTAATTGTACCAGCTACAGGAGTTGTGCCGCCTGTTACTGTTACCTGAATACTAGTTCCACTTACAATGTTGCTTATTACATAACTTGTACCGCCGCCGCCTAAACTACCTGTACCGTTAGTTGCACTAACAGCTTGACCGTTTACCAAGTTGGTAGTGTTGGCCATACCGGTAATAGTTGCAATCCAAGGACTGTAGTTAACGTTGCTTACAGTGAATGTTAAGTTGTTAGGACTATTAGTACCACCAAGTAAGTTACCACCAATAGTAATTGTATCACCGATTGCATAGTTACTTCCTGGATTAACCAATGTAATTGTAGTTACACCGGTATAAGTTGTACCTGACCCAGTTGTAGTGATGTTAAAAGTTGCACCCGATCCGCTACCACTTGTAGCAAATTGTCCAACACCACTGTATGTACCTGCACTAGTTACTTTTGTACCAGTAATACTTGTAAATGTTGTACTACCGCCTAACGCACCACCGATAGTTGTAACAGTACCGCCACCATAAGTAACTGGATTAACATATCCAATTTCAATATTTTTATCTTCTGTACGTACTGAACTAGAGTTAAGAACAACTGTTCCGCCTTTTACTAACAATTGATTGTTAATAGTAGTTGTACCAGTGCTAGAACCAATATTGATACTAGTTGCCGCGCCTGCAAAGTTAACTGTCTGAGTATTTGTATTGTAGATATTGGTGGTACCAGTATTGGTACTAATCAAATCAGCTGAAAAAGTTCCGTTAATACCAAATTGATTACCGCCTGGGAATGTAATTATACTATAGTTAGTACCATCAGATCCAATAATACAACTAGATCCTGCTGGCATGGCCAATAAGTTTGTACTAGAACCACCTGGTCCGTTAAACACCGGAGAACTAGGACTACCAGCAATATATCCGCTAGGAGCAGAAAGTGTAACAACACCACTAGTGTTGTTAAAATAACTTTGCGACTGTCCTAAAAATAATGTTGGTCCTGGGATAACCACCGTGTACGGTGCAGATCCTTGAAATTCTGTGTAACCACCTTGTGCAGGTGTTAACAGAGTTTGTGCTCCGGAAACAATTTCTGTTGCCAGCGATGTATTATAACGTGCCATGTTTTATTCTCTCTTATACTAATTATGATGTCGATGTTTCAATTCCGTAAACGTTAACGTTTACACCAGCAACGCTTGAGCTAGCAACAATGTTTGCACCAGCTGCCATTACAATTCCTGTACGTTCAAACACACCATAACCAACTACTGTTGTTAAGTATTCATATGCTTCACTGGCAACCTGAGATGCCGCAGTACTTGCACCTATATATAATCTAATAGTTGCCGCAGAAGCTGTAGTGTTTGTAAATGAAATGTTATAAACACCATAGTAACCGGTTGGTACTGTATAGATTAACGAATAGGTAGATTGTGTACCTGCGTTCAATTGTGTCGTTGCTTTATTTCCTGATCCTGCCATGTTATTTCTCCGTTTTTATTTTATCTTGATAAGAAGAATACGGTAGCTACAGGAGCACCGTCAATTCCGCCTGTGAACAGCATCTTACTGCTAACATAAATTTGATTACCATTTAGGTTACTAATAGTATTACCAGCTATGTATATCTGTCCTGCCGTTAGTGTATTTACGTTCAAACTACTTGATCCGCCACCAATTTGGGCTGTGATGTAAGATTTAATAGCTTTTTGTGTTGGTAAAATATTGTCACTATTAGCAGTAAAGTACGGATCTGTACTAAATTGCGTAATCGTTGCACTATTTACACCTAAACTTACTGAACCCAGTGTCAAACTCTGTAATCCAGCTAAGTTAAATGCGTTGGCATTCAATGTAGCTGTACCAGTCGCTTGTTGAACTCCAAACAAGTTACCAACGTTAAAGTTACCGTCTTGGTCAGTTGATGTAAAGAATACGCGACCACCGATATTTGGATATGTTTGGTTAGCCTGAATTGCATTTGCATCAGTAACGTTTGGATAGTTAGTTTGTGTTTGGTTACCTGAGCCAACATACAAGAAGTCATGTCCAGTTAAACGTGTTTGACTGTATTTCAATCTTGTAGTAATCAATGCACCGTTCGGTGGAGCAAGATAAGTTGTTAGACTTGGACTTACTTGGAATGTAGCAGTATAGTTACCTGCTTGTCCTAATTGATTACTTGTAGCAACTAGTTTGTACCATGCGTTAGAAATACTGCTGAACTGTACGTTAGCACCTGCGGCAGGTAATGCATATAAATTAGCAACGTTAATAAATGCTGTATTCTGGTAGATATCAGCATATCCATCGCCAGTAATACTTGCTGTTGCTGTTGCATTTCCAGCACCACGACATGGGAAACTTGGGTTACCTAACACACCATCACCTGTACGTACACGAGTTGGTGCTTTGTTAACTTGGTTAGGATCGGTAATAGTTAATATTGGTCCTGTTGTATATTGCATACCAGTTGGAGTACTTGTTGTTAATGTAACACTAGTACCAATTGTTGCCAATGCAGATGAAGTTGCAACTTGGAATGTAGTAGATTGAATTGTTGATCCAATTACATAGTAAGTTGTTTGTGTGCTTAATCCGCCAGAGCTTACAGTATTGAATTCAATTGGTTGTAGATTATACATGTTTTCTGTTTGATCTACAGTAATTAAATTCAATGGTCCAACTGTACCAGCTACTGATATGCTACTTGCAGTACCTGCATTAAATGGACTACCATAATAAGTTGAACTGATAGTTAGTGTTGTACCTGAACTTGTTACTTGTACATAATAAGTTGTGTTTGCAACTACGTTACCAAACCCAGTAGCAAATGTAATTGGTTGACCAATTGTTAAATTGGTTGCACCGATTGTAATTGAATTTCCAGATGCGGCTGTTACGGTAACTGTTGTACCAGCAACATACGTAGTTCCAGTAACAACACCTTTAGCAAATCCACTGCCTGGTTCAATCATACGTATTTCAGTTAAAGCACCACTAGCTACTTTTGTACGTGCCAACGGTGTTGCACCGGTATGAATACTTGCCGCTACTGTACCAGATTGGTTACTTGCGGTTACCCATAGTGGTGTGTAACCAGTTGTTGTAACTAATGGATTACCAAATGATGGAGTGATCCAACTTGCGTATGTTGGCAATGTTTGCTGTGTCCAGTTGATACCGTCCCAACTTGTTGCCGCGATGTTTGTACCAATTGTACTTGTCCATGCACCTGTGTCATTAACTAATGTAATTACTGGAGATAAAGTACTACTTGCACTTACAGTAATCTGATTGCCTGCAATACTAGCAATATAGTATGTATTACCTGAAATCAAGTTACCAAATAATGAACCTGCTTGTGCAGTCCAAGATCCGCCAGCGTTAGTAACTACCGCATTGGTTCCACCATAAATTGTACTTACTGATATTAGTGTACTTCCAACAATTTCAGTAATGAAATATGTCGAGCCGGATGTTAATCCACCAAATGTTGCACCTTCAGTTACTGACCATGATCCATTTCCGTTTGTTACAGTTAAGTTAGAACCGCCATAAGTTGTACTTACAGTGATTGTACCGTTTACACCCGGAGTTGGAATGCTTGTAACGTAGTATGTTGTACCGCTTGTAATACTACCAAAAGCGGCACCTGCTACAAATGTCCATACACCTGTACCGTTAGCAATAGTTACCGATGAACCATTGTATACTGTACTAATTGTAATATTACTGCCTGCTACACTAGTGATATAGAATGTAGTACTAGCTGTTAAATTACCGCCGCCTAATGTCGCACCAGCTGTTACGCTAACACTTTGACCAGTAGTTGTTACTAAAGTCAAATCACTTGTGGCACCATACACAGTACCTACAGCAAGCTGGTTAGTACTAATAGTTTTAGTAATATAATATGTGTTACCTGAAATCAAGTTACCTACGTTAGTAGCAACTGTAAATGTTTCACCAATTAACATACCGCTGTTAGAGTTAACAGTGATAATGTTTAATGTACCTGTAATACTTGTACTAGTTTGTGTAAATCCTGAACTTGTACTTACGTTCCAAGTACTACCGTTACCACTACCAGATATATTTGATATAATATATGTTCCAGCAGGAATACTACCACCTGAAATAACAGCTCCTGGAGTGATTGTGCCTGCACTCAATGTACCAACAGTTAATATACTGTTAGTAATACTAGAACTTGATAATGTAAATGATCCGTTAGTTGTAGCAGTTAATGTAGTTGTTTGACTAACTGCTGTGAACACAATAGTTTCACCTTGTACTAAACCAGTAGTTGAGTTCAATGTAATTGTGTTACCAGTACTAGATGTAGAAGTAATATTACCAGTTTGGGTCACTGCTGTAAACACGACTGGAGCACCTACCGCCATACCAACAGTTGTACCAACTGTTAACAAGTTACCAGTAGCGGCTGTTGTAGTCAATGTTGTGCTAACAATATTACTTGTAAACACTATTGGTTCGCCCACTGACATACCGGCTGTGTTTCCAACTGTAATTGTATTTTGTGTACCAGTGATTGCACCAGCTGCCGCTGTTTGACTTGGAGTAATTGTCCAGCTTTGTCCGCCAATTGTCTGAGCACTTGAAACAGTTAATGCACTAGTATTCAATGTGTATGTACCAGTTCCGCCTGCTGTATAGAAGTTATAAGTACCAGTAGCATTTGACCCAGCAATAGTTGCCGCCGCGCCTCCTGCGACTCCCACGGCTAATGGAACTGTTGTACTACCAGGAACATATGAACTTGCTACTACTGTTCCTGATGGGATGCCTGTACCAATAATTAATTGGCCTGCTACGATACCTGTTCCAGTATTAACAACAAAAGAACTTGCACCAATAGTACCACCAGATGCCCAACTTGGACTTGCTACTGCACTTGCAGAGCTTGTATTTTGATATGCAATATAAGCAGTCAATCCGCCTGTTATTGTTGTAGATGGAACTAATGAGCCAGTGTTAGCTACCCATGCATTACCGGTTACAGTAACACTGGTTACTAAACTAGTAGTGCTAATATAGTATTGTCCAGCAGTACCAGGAATATAACCGTTGTATGTTCCGCCACCAATTGTTGCATATAATGGTTGACTTAATGTAATTGTTGTGTTAGTTGCAACTGAAACAGCAACTACATAAGTGTTAAAGAACAAACTACCGCCAGTAATTAATTGTCCTACAGCGAATCCAGTCGATGAACCAGATATTACTAGTGTAGTAGTACCAATTGTTCCGCTTACTCCTGTACCTGTACCTACCGCACTACTTGTAGTACTGATTTGTCCAGTAATATATGTACCAGCGGTAATTGTACCAGTACCGCCTGTACTAGCCAATACCATACCTGGTATTAATGTATTATTGTTGATAGTACCAGTTGTTGTAAGTACATATGGTGTGCCTGTCAATGCAGTTGAACTAACTACTGTTGCTACGCTGACAATCCACTGACCAGTTGAGCTAGTTGGAGTTGTTGATGAACCGTATGGTGCAACAATAGTTGTGCCAGCTGTAACACCTGTACCACTTAGAATATAACCTGGTTGAATACCAACACCGCTTGGTGTTGAAGACACAGTTAAAATACCTTGTCCGTTAACTATAGAAACACTACCGTTGAATGTAACTACTGTGCTTGGAGATGCTGTTCCAGTAATTGTGCTACCTGAAGTAGTTGGATTTGAAACAATATAAGTAGCACCAGTAGTTATATTTGTACCGCTCAACTGACTACCTGTTGTAATTACACCAGTAGTTGTACCTGCTGGTACAAATACACCAGTTTGTACACCACTTGGATAGTACGTGTTCCAAATGTATGAACTTGTAGTGTTAAATTGTGCGCCAGTTAATGCCATTCCAGGTTGTACACTATAAGCACTGGTTGTACCAGTACCAGTAACTGTACCGCCAATGGTCAATATAGATCCTGCAATAGTTGACGATGTTGAATTAAATGTATTGCTACCAGTAATGTAAGTTCCTGATGTCACATTTGAACCAGTCAAATACATACCTAGTGCAAACGGACCTAAACCAACTGGTGCAGTTAATGTTGTACCTGCGTTGCCTGCAATACCGTTAGAAATAAACGATGTTGACAATCCAATTGCTGTTGCATTAATTGTCTGACTAGCCACTGTAGTTTCAGTCACTGCTGTTGGAACAATAGTATTTCCTACGTTCAAACCGGCTGTACTGCTTAATGTAATCAAGTTACCACTTGAAGTAGTAGCTGTCATTGTAGGAGTTGGTCCTGTTGCTGTTGCAAAGAACTGTCCTTCTCCGTATGAGATTCCCCAGTTTTGTGCTAATGGTAAGTATGTACCGTTATTTGCTACACTTGAGTACCAAGTTACACCACCGTTGTTGCTGTATGCAACAATATTGCTACCTGCGGCTACTGCAACAAAACGTCCGTTACCATAAGTTACGCTAGACCAGTTAGCAACTGACGGTAATGCACCACCAGTAGTCCATGTTAAACCGTTAGTACTGTAAGCTGTTGATGTACTGTTAGTTGCGATAGCTACAAACATACCTGTAGTTGTTGCACTAGATCCTGGTCCAGTCCAGCCAAATGCCACAGATGTAAACGCTTGTGTTGCACCGCTTGGAGCTGTTCTGCCAGTCCATGTAACACCGTCTGGACTAGATGTAATAATAGCACTGGCATTAGATGTTGTTCCAGTGTAACCAACTGCAACATAAATTCCGTTACCATAAGTTAAACTGTTAAATCCAGCGGATGGAAGTGCGTTACCAGAAGTCCAAGATGATCCTAAATTAGCTACTGTACTATAAGCTGTTGCTGTAGTTGTTGTAGAAATTGCAACAAATTTAGCACTAGTATCTAATATTGTAATAGTAGGAGTTGCAGTATAACCGTAACCAATGTTAGTAATTGTGTAACTGCTGACACCGTAATCTGTCAATGTTGGAGTTGCAGTTGCGGCAGTACCTACGAATGTCAATGACACACCATATGTTCCTGCAGATCCTGTACCTGTTGTAAACGTTGGAGCAGTTGATGAAAATGTTCCGCTCGATGTTGCTAGGTAATAGTTTGTAGCTTGAGTTGCACCACTATAATAGTAATAGTATGAGCCACTTGTTGCACTCGAACTTCCACTCCAAACAGTTCCACTAAATGGAGCACTGATTGTTACGCTAACGTTTCCGCTATTGAAATAATTTTTACCCCAAGTGATAGGAGTAATCGCAGTAATAGCACTAGTTACAACTGTTACAGTCGGTGCTGAAGTATATCCAGAACCATTAACTGTAATAATAACTGATTGAATTACTCCGTTAAGAACAACTGCTGTTCCTTGGGCACCGGTACCGCCACCACCTGTAAACAATAATGATGGAGCAGTATTATAGTTGTAACCGCCGTTAATTACGTTGACTCCAACTACTTGTCCTAAACTTGTTCCAGTACCAATCACTGCTGTCAACTGAGCACCAGATCCGCCAAATCCACCTAGTGTTACTGTTGCGGCAGCACCTTGACCTCCACCGTAAACAACGTTTGTAAATGCAGAAGCTGTTAATGCACCACCTGAAGTCCATGTTTTACCGTTAGTGCTAATTGCAGTCGATGTACTACCATTGGCAATTGCTACATAATTTCCAGCACCGTATGTAATACTTGACCAGATTGTTGTAGCTGGTAATGTTCTTGCTGTTGCGGCATAACCTGGACCTGTGAATGAAACATAAGGTTCAATAATATATGCTGTAGTTAAATCTAATGTGTTAACTATAGGAGTACCTGGTACAACATGATCCCAACCAGCGGCATATAAGCTAACTGTTTGTCCACTAGTTGCTGTTAAACCAGTAATTGCAGAACCGCCTGATGTTAATGCTAGTGTAAACTGAGTTGTACTTGAAATAGCCTGTACATAATAAACTTGATATGCAGTCAAATTCATATTAGTAGCGGTTGTACTCAAGTAAATTGGCATACCAACATATAATGTTGCAGTACTTGCCACAGTTAATGCAGTAGTACTTGAACCGGTAACAGTTAAGGTTGCAAATGTTGTACGAATAATTTGTGCAATTTTACTACCGTTAGTATAAGTTAGTATTGACGCATATTGTCCAACACCTGTACCAGCAGTAATTTGTACTTTCATTCCGTTATATGAACCAGTCAATGCTACGTCGGCTGCCGCAATAGTAATATAACCTACTGCACCGCCTTGGCCTACGTTAACAGAACTTACATAACTTGAACCGCCAACACCTAAACCATTGTTTAAATCAATTAAACGTGATTCAAATACACCGGCATCACGGAACTCATCTGCAAAAGAAAGAATGTTATAACCTGATCCACTAATTGTTGGTACAGCATTGGTGTAGTTTGTACCTGCATTTTCGTATTCTAAACGTAAAATTTGTGTTGTACTATCTGTAACTACGTTAGTAACTTGAGGTCCGTAACTTCTGTTATTTACAGTACCGTAAATTGGAGTTTCAAATGTATCAACACCTTCGGCAACTACACCGTATGTACCATATGAACTGTTACCGTTAGTAGCACGAATACGTCCGCCTAGTTCACTCATGTATCCAGCGTAGCTGTAGTAGTTAAACACTGAAACAAGTTCCGATAATGAACCTGTTCCAGTTGTCCACCAACCAATACCATCGCCGATAA